ATATTAGCGGAAGAAATAATGTTAGTCCGCAACGTAGTTATGCGTAGTTCTTGGGCGGCATTGCTTTCAAATAGAATGGGCTGAAACGTAAAGATAGCCTCAAAGCCAGCGTTAGCCGTAAGGGATAGATTTGTGGCGTCTAGGAAGCCGTCAAACATAGCCGACGAAGCGCCATTATCAATGGTGTTAACGTCAGGCACAAGTATGCTGTTCAGGGCTAGGTTAGCACCACCCGGCGCATTAGCTAGCTGAATTTCTGCCGCGCTCGTGACGTAGGAAGCGCCAGCCGGAGACGCGTTAGCGAACGTATTGTGAACGGTAATCCGCCAAATGGTCTTAGGCTGTATAATATCTTGATACCGAGCAGTAAACCAATCGTTAATGTTATTGGTAGTCTCAACTAACGGGCCGTCTATCATATATGCTTCGACGAAGTAGTGACGATAACCAAGTGCAAAACTTGTGTCGTTACCAAGGCTAAGTGTCGAGTTAGCGTTATATGTCGCTGCCGTTGATACTGTTACGGGGCTTTCACCGCCGTGTAGGGTGTTTGCTGTAAAGAAGGCTCCATTGCTAGGAACCAGAGCGAAACCGCCCCATCCTTTTGATTGCCCCATCTGCGTATTAGAGAAGATGGTAGAGTTGTACGTATTCCAGGCTGAAATATTTGTTAGATCGTCTCTAATGCTATTCCATTGTATAGAAATAGGGTGGTTATATGGGTTAGCCGTAGCTGGCGACACTTCGTCAATATACATCAACGGTATGAATTGACCGTTAAGTACACCGTCGAGCCCTGCACCGCCCATCCAAAACATGTTTGGATTTGGTGTCATGTAATGGGCATTGTTGCGGTAGCCGTTTACGTCAACAAAGCCGTCGTCAATGCCATCAAAGAAGATAGCGGGGCCGCTTACTGGTGTCTTTGCTCTATAGAGTTTAGGTTGCCTCGAATGCGAGCTTTGCCCCATGTGGGAACCATTGCCCGTTTGATCGTAAACGGCTACAACAAGATAATTGTCATCATAGACAAGCGTTAGGTCTAGCTTGCCGTCAATAGTCTGCTGAACATCGAATTCAACATCGTTGTCAGGGTTGCGAATGCGGATAAGCGGGCCTGCCCAAGCGTTGACAAGCCGACGCAGCCCCCATGCACCTGTCTGCGCTTCAGTGAAGAAATCGTCATTGCAGGGGATGAGAGCGGGGCCGAGCGTAGGAGGACCGACGACGCCGCCGCCTGTTCCGCCATCGCCCGAAGGACCACCCGTGCCGCCGCCGCCCCCTGGCACTGGCTTATAGAATGTCTGTGGCTGCTGGTCTGCCGTCCAAGTGCCGCCGCCGACACTAAACTCTTTGGCCCAACCGCTGGACGTAGGGTGTGACGGTACGTCGTTATACCAATCCAATTCGAAGTTGACCGGGGCCAACGTAACAGCCGAGCCGTCCGTATCATTGGACGAATAGATTTGCACACCAGCAACGGCAACCGGGGATATGAAGTTAAATATGACGTTCGGCAATGGCATTGTAGACATTAGAAATTCTAATGACTGGTTCGTGTTGCCATCTTCAATTTCCGCGTCTGCCCACACGCCGTTTTTACCGGCAAGCGCAATCGTGTGCGAGGTAGTGATAACAGCGCCTGTCGCGTCGAGCATGTGAACATCTGACATGCGTACTGTTGTGTAGCTGCTATGCGGTAGGAAAGTAATGCGCCAATTGTTGGCAATGGTCATATTAGACCCCTAAAGCGGCGCGGAAATCTTCGCGATTAAACTTGATCATGTTAACCAGTGTCGAGCGGCCCGCCGCCGTATCCATGGCCATCGGGATATTAGACGCGTCGAGCACGTTGGTAACGTTCGGCGCGGCGACGTGAACAGGCCCGTTGCCATTGGCAGCTTGCTTCTGTTGCGACGGCGTGGAAATGGTCACATGCTCGTCAGGCGAGGCGCGGAACTGCACCATCTGGCTATCAACGCCACCCGAACCGCCGACGCGGAATGAGCCGCCCTGCGCAAAGTTGGATATCTGAATACCACCAGCCGTATAGCCGTCGTTAATGCCTGAAGTCGTGCGAGAAGATGTATTGATGATCTGAGTGCCTCCGGCAGTAAAGCCAGCGTTCGCAGGGTTGTAGTTGGATGCAGGGTTAGTAATGGTCGAAGTGAAGGTCGGGCCGTAAGCACCATTGCCCGTTTGCCCGCCAATGCTCGATATCGAAGATGACGAACCAGCAGAACTAATGTTGCTGTTAGCAGCCGAGCCGCTCGCACTGCCAATAGCAGAACCAATCGCAGCCGCACCACTTGCGAATGACTTGTTGAGCGAAGTCGAAAGAGTAGAGGCCCCGCTGTTAAACGTATTCTCTTGCGAACTATTCAATAGCGAAATGCTATCGGTAAAGCCGCTCTTAATGCTCGCGTTAAGCTGTTGGGTAGCCGCCGACGTAGCAGCCGACACACTAGAAGCTTGGTTAGCCGCCACCTGTCCTACCGTAAGGTTCGGATTGCTTGTGCTTTGCGCGCTAGCACCTTTCTTAGCCTTGGCGATAGCGCCTTCAGAGCCGCTAGCATTTGCCAAGTCATCGGCGGCTTGTTTCAGCCCTGGCGAGGCGTCAAGTGTAGTCGTGCCGCCTGCAAACACACTCTTGAGCTGATTGAATATGTCAACCAAACTCTGCCATGACCCATTGACATCAGACACAAGTGTATTCCACCATGTGTCACCAGTCTGAAATGACTGCCACAGAATAGCCAGAGCGGCAACAGCGGCAACAGCAGCGGCAACAAGCCATGTTAGTGGGTTAAGAAGCAACGCAGCCGTAAACACCGCAAAGGCTGGTATGACATCAACCACCAGGGTAACAGCAAGCGTGCTAAACCACGTCACCATAGACAGAATGCCAGCTACACCAGCCGTAAGGGCAGCAACCAACTGCCCCCAAATGACTTGAACGGCCAAGAAGGTAAGCGAAGCTATAACGGGAACGGCGGCTGTTGCAATGACCTGAAGGTTATCAGCAAAGAAGATAATAGCCTTTGCCGCAAGGCTCATGACGCCTTGCGTGTTACCGGCAAAGATCGTTATTTGGTTGTCGAGCACCTGAAGCGATTGGCTGATAGTTGGATTGAGCTTGGCAAAGTCGGCGGCAATATTCGGCGCAACCTTGTCGAAAGCCTTGATGATGTCTTCAGGTGTAAGCTTGCCTTTCGCGCCAAGCTCCTTAAGAGCCGAGACGCTAACGCCCATACCGGTAGCCATCGCGGAAGCGACGTAGGGAAGGTCATTGAGAAGCGCGCGCAAGTGCTGCCCCTGCAAATGCGCAGAACCTAGGCCAAGGGTCAACTGCGTCAAACCATTCGAAGCGGTCTGCGCACTAACGCCCGATAGCGCGGTCGCCTCTGAGAGCTGCTTAGTGAAGTCGAGCGTTTGCTCTTGTGTGAGCTTCAGCTTACCAGACGCTTGTTCAACGCGTTGATAAACAGTTGCAACAGAGCCAAGGCTCTGGTATGTTCCGTTAGCAATGGTTGTAAGCTTGGATGTAACAGAAGCCAAATCAGCCGTGCTATTGGTGACAAGCTTAAGTCGGTTATGAAGCTGCTGAAATTGGTCGCTGTAGTGAACCAGTGCAGCCAGTGCCGCGCCGGTGGCAATGAAGGCTATAGCACTGCTAAAAGCATTGACTTCAGCACCGCTCTTTACCGCGCTGTCGCCAATGTCTTTGATTTGGTTCTTGACCGTTACGGCGCCTGTAGCGCTAACCGAAACCGTGACTGTCTCTGTATGACTTGCCATTACGACATGACCTTTCTAGTTACAGCGAATTTAGGCCCACCCGGCAAGGCCCCATCGGCAGAAACACCAGCAAGGATTAAGCTAGCTGGCGATTGCGGCGACCACCCATCCAATAGGCGTTGGATGTAAGGCAAGTTGTTAGTGATGAATGCAGGTTGATCCGTCGTCCTTGTCCGAAGTACACGAGCGGCCAATACAGAGGCAGCACGCGCGTTATCCGTTTCAGAACGTGAACCACCAGGGTTTACGCCCGGTCTTGGCTTCCACCGGCTTGGGATGGGCGAATATGGTTGAGCCTTGGCATTGTTCGAAGGTGATCCCAAATTGACTTGCCAATTCGATCTGGCTAACCCGGTATCAACTGGCGTGCGCTGAACAATGCCGTCAAAAACGTTCTGTATTATTTCATTAGTAAATGCGTTAACATCTTCCTCGATAGCAGCGGCGAGGAAGTTAAAGCGAACACCCATCTGTGTAAGACTATCTGCCAAGGTGTTCGCCTTTACCCGGTTTGTTTGTTGCGTCGGCACGTAAGAGACTGTCGAGAGTTAGGATAACGTTCTTCAGGTCTGCGAATTCGTCTGCATCATGCCCACAATGGTCAGCGTAAGCTTTGATCGAGGTCCAGGGAATGAAACCCCCTTCGTAAGCTCTACAGGTGCAAAGCTCTTGGTAAGCGTTAAAATAGAAAACGTCTTCAACCCTAAGCGCGGGGGCATTCGCAATGGCCTTTGGGTACGGCCTCCCATTGCGAATGCATTGACGTATAATAGTCGCCTCAACCGGTCCTTGTGTGCGCTCGTAGTCCAGGACCGCTTTTAGTTTTTTACTGCGTCGTCAAGAAGAGACTGACGAAAGTATTGAATGCCTTCAGCGACAAGCTTGCATTCAAGGAACAGGTCTTGCAATTCCTTGAAGGTCGCCAGAATGTTGTCGAAGTTCACTTCAAGGATACCGCCGTCTGCACCTTCAATGCCCTTGATCCAAGTCTTAGTCTCTGTTTCCGTTTCCCAATCGGTAACGACGTATTCCGCGTAAACCTCCATAAGGAAGTTCAGCATCTTCGTTTCATCAATCGAGGCGGTAGCCATGGCACGGGCATTCTCTTTCGAGAACTTGAGCATGGCATTGTTGTAAGCCAGATTGGAACCACCAGCGCGCGCTAGGCGAATGCGAGTGTTTCCAACCTCATACCAGACACCTTCGTTTTCGAGGTTGGAGCTGGTCTTGAACTTTGAGCGTAGAGAAGACATGCGGGGGCCTTTCAGTGTTAACCGGCTATTGTGGGCAGATAGTCGTAGAAGCACCACATCAAAGTGTAGTCGGTCGCGGGGTTGAGCAATGCAGCGGTTGCCGCATCGATGATGAGCGGTAGCGTGATAGGTGCGTCAATGACGACGGCCAATTGCGCATCACTCAGGGCGATAAGCGGCACATCCAAAACGACGCCGCTATTCGCTTTGCAGAATGCAGCGTAGAGCTGCACATTGTCATTGTCCGTCACGGCCTGAATTGCTTCGACCGTATCGAAGTAGGCCGTAGCCGTTGCCGAGACTTCGAACATGCCCGCCGTGACATCGAATGCGCCAAGGACGGCAACAGCTTTGTTCTCAGTCAGCTTGTTGTCAATCTTCAGCGTGATATCCGTCACATGCGCGAACAATGGTGTCGGCGTGGCGTTCCCTGGCACGATGATAGACATGCGCATGGTCGGGATATCCGACGACGTGTTGAACGCTTCCGCTTCCTGCACACCCATGCGAGTACCCGGCGCAAGACCGTCAGTCGCCGTACGGCTCACATGGTCGGTCGCGACGAAGGTCAAATCAGCATTGAGCTTGTCGGCCATTTTCACGTTCAAGGTGAAGATAGCGGGAACAGCGCCGGTCACAAGTTCCGACTGTACAGCAGACAGGTCAGACGTGTCAGGCGCGCCAAGCTGGCGTTCAAGCTGATAGGTACGGCGCTTGATCAGTGTGCCAAGCTCGTTTTTCAGCACGCGACCAAGATAGATGTGGATTGTTTCAGCCGTCGAAGCAACGGTCGTCATTGCGATAGGCGACTGGTCAATCTCAAGACGATTTGCCGTAACCGAACGAACGCGCTTGAAACCGTTGTTATTGGCAGCAGCAAAGGAAGTGCCGAAGCCATCGCCGCCGACGTGGACCCATTCACCAGGGATAATCCCAAGCGTGGTAAAATCGAGCACGGTCGAAGTGTACGCGGGCCAAGTGCCCGAAACATCCACATCGATATCACCAGCAGCGCCGACGTTGCCCACAAGGACGATTTTCGACCCGGCTGATGGTGCTTCAGTCGCAAGACCAGCAGCCGTAATAAGACCGGATGCAACAGCCGTCACGCGCTTGAAACCATTGTTAGCCGCCAACGCAAAACCAGTGACGAAGATCAATGAGCCTGTCGTAAAGCCCGCTTCGCTGACGACGGCGTAACCAGCCGCACCGCAACCTGTAGGGGCGACAGTTGCCTTCTGCCTGAAGTCGGCAAACATGTAGCCCTGAAGAATGTCTTGCGTGTTCTTCAGCGTGAAGTCTTGGTTGAACGCGGCGGCGGCGGTAAGGTCGGTAATCTCGCCCTTCTTGCGCTGGCGTGAACTGTTGATCGGACGCCGTGCCAGCAGTGTCAGCTTGCCGCCCATATTGGCGTAGGTGTTTGGCTCAAGACCGTGCCAGATTGGGCTAACGGCAGCAACGCCGATACCGTTTTCCTCAGAGTAAGCGAGGCTGGTTTCGTTGCTGTCAATCTTCTTGCGAGCGACCATTTGCGCGTTTCCTTTTAGTTGATTGTGTCGTATTCGAAATTAAAGATCACGTCAATCTGAAACCACAGATCACCCGCGCCGCGTTGAGATGGCTTTTGCCCGCGCTTGTCGCGTTCTTCAAAACGCACGTTCTTGAACCACACGTCAGAAGCCGTGCGCTTGCCTTGGTAAAGGTTCTTGACCGCTTCCGCACGGTTATAGGCGTCAACCGTGCCCGCACCTAGTGGCGACATCAGCGAGATAATGCCAAGTCCGGTAGCGAGCCAACGCCGTGAACCGTTTTCGTTAGCTAGGCTAGCCTGCGCAATCGTGCTATGCACAATCGTCAGCTTGGCCCATTCAATGCTAGGGTCGGTCGGCGGCGTGAACTTTGTATTCGGGTATTCGGTCTTGATCGTTGCACCATAGACCGACGAATACAAAGTGGCAATCTCAGTCATAGCGACGGCAACACTTATGGCGCTCACGGTGCAATAACTCCCACGTAATAGAGCACGGGAACAAGACCGGGCTTAAACACATAAGTAAACTCAATCTTCCATTGCTTACCATCGGTGTCAATGATGAAATTGAAGTCTTTGAAATTGGTTCCGGCAGCATCCGGCGCAACCAATGCAACCTCAGTGCTTTCGCCAAACAGCGCAATCTCTCGTGTGTTCAGACCAAGCGAGGTTGAGCTTTTCAGCTCGACAAACGCCGCCATGATATTGTCCACCTGAACAGGTGTAGCCACAATCGGGCCTGCCAACGGATTGGTGTCATCAACTGCACCATCGGACGCCTTCACGAACGAAATAGGACGACCGTATTCTGTGATCATCTCATTCGCGAAAGCAATGTCGCCTGTATAGTCGTAGGCCATATTATAACCTATGCGAGCTGGTTACGCCAAGTCCTTGGTCTGTCAAGTATGGCAGAAGCATACGATTGACCAGGGGAATGAACGGGATGTAGTTGACGGAAAGCGCGACCTGTTCGCTGAAGTCGCGTTGAATAGGGCCAAGCCTTTGCCCCTTGACGAATTGCGCGTTCTTGGCAGTAGGACCGCCACCAGCAATCGCAGGGTTAAGCTCAAAGCCAGTCTGTGAGAGCATGGCGAGATAGCTTTGAGCTACCTTGACCGGCCCCGGAATTTCATTGTTGCCCACAATAGGATTGGCAGGCGGCGGAAGACTACCGTCTTGGCCAATGGTAGGCCAACCTTCATAACCGAAGTAAGGGTAATACCAACCGGGGAACACCACAACGAAGTTGCGCGGCCAATCAAGCGGCTGCACTACAGCAACGTTAGGGTCATCAGTGTAATCGAAGTTGGTGCGTTGTGCCCCCCACTTCTGCATAGACAAATAGTCCATGGCCTTGATCAGAAAGACGTCGGTAGCCACATCATCCGCTATCGTTACACCACGGCTCAATGCATAAGCAATGAAGCCAGCGCGGTCAACGTAAGTGTTTGCTGTAGGGTCCGCCCCCGTACCTGTCTCGACAACCAAGGCCATGAATAAGTTCCTTACGAAAGTGCAATGCCGGTAATAACACCGCCTGCGATAGTAACGGTAGCAGTCGTGCCTGTTCCGGTAACAGCGTGCGTGAAGCCGGAATTGATAACGACCTGGGTCGCCAGCAAGTTCAACACCGGAATGGCGGTCGGGTCAAGCCGGGGATACGTGGTCGTGTTCGCATAGGCGGCAGGCGGCGTTCCCGCGTAGAGATCGGCGGTTTCGGGGCCTGCCCCATAGTTCGGGTTGGCAGGTTGCCCGCCGCCGCCATTGCGGATGCGAAGAACGTACGACGGTCCAGCCGCTACGATCTTGGCGATTTCCACGCTCTCCGGCGTTGTGGGGATGTTCCCCGCGAGGAAGTAGAGAACTGTCTTACTGGTCATCGTGCATTACCTCATTGTTGCCGCGTTCGCGGTTATACGGTTGCCTACGTCTTGATGACTGTTCCCCATCCGCCGCTAGCAGTTCCCACTTGCGCCGCCACGCTCGAAAGGCCCGCGCCCTCTTCGTGTTGTGCCGTATCACCCGTTGCAGTGGCGTCAACCGCCGTGGCTTTGGCATTGCCTTCCTCGTCAAGAACGCGTTCGGGATAGAGCTTGATGTAATCCGCTGGCACATTGCCCGCGTAGAAATCAGCCTTTTCGGGCGACCCATTGCCCTCAACAGCGCCATTGCGGAATAGCACCTTGGCGTCATGCGAGTACTGAAAGGCGCGTGCCTTGGCGATTTCGTCTTCGGTAGCAAGACCAGCGACTTGGAAGAACAGAAGCGTGTGTGTGGGTTTCAGGTGCATTGTAGCAACTCCATTGATGTTAAAGAAAAGGCCGGGTAACGATTGAACGCTACCCGGCCCGCCTTACCGCCGTAAGTTGGCCCCCGCCAGCGGTTAGTGTGTCTTAACCAGTACGCCAGCCAGATCGCGGAACGAGGTTGCTACCTTATCCCAATTGCCAGCAGTGAACAGGGCAGCGTCGGTAGGGGCATGACCGCCGTTGACCTTATCCCATGTGAAGCCCTTGACGCCGACGTTGTAGGACCATTCGGATTGCATCTTGCGGCCGATATTTTCATCGCCAACGGCTTCGACGACAATCTGGTCGTAGTCGTCATTGGTGTTGATGGCAACGCCGTTTTCCTGCAACCCAATGGAGCTGTAGACGTTTGGTGTGCCAGCGAGAACGAGCGCAGGCAAGTCAGCAATGACGAACGGGTTGCCGAGCGGATCAGACATGACCTTGACAGTGTCATATTTGAACAGAATGGCAGTGTTCGCAGCGTTGGCGCGTGTCAGGTCAAACCAGGGCTTTGAGTGCATCAGCCAGCAACGGATTTCCGAAGCGCGGTCGCCAAGCTTGCTGTTACCAACAAGCTGATTGTCGATAGTCATCTTGTCAGCCGGAGTAGTCAGACCGGTTGCATCGAAGACGTTGGTCCCTGCAACGCCAGCAAGCGCAGCCTCAACAGAACCAATGGCGACATTGAGCATGTCGGCCAAAATCTGCGGAGCCATTTGCTTTGCCCAAGTAGCCGCCGCCAAATCGGGGTTCTGCTTGATCCAGTTGAATTGCCCTGGCGCAAGGTCAAGCGTCGGCGTGCCAGCAGCAACCTTGACCATGGTTTCAATCAGGGTTGTCAGTGACTTGTTGCTGATTGTGCCAGTGCCGTAGGGATTGCGGCGACGAACGAGGTTCGCAGTGTTGACGAAGAACGAAGCGTCGGAATAGTCGCCGCCGAATGGCTTGGAAGCCAAGACAATGCCGCCGAACGTAGCAGCATTGAAAAGCTGGACCTGCTGGTCAAGGATTTCGGTAACGAGGCTGAAGAGCTGTTCGTTGAATACAGTCAGGTCAGAAAGTGCCATGATGGTTGCCTCTTAGGGTGTGGTTGCCCCTTCGGCTTTAGCTTCCCGCGTAGCTTTGGAATGAGCCGCCAACTCTTGGACGGACATTTCCGCTGCATTCTTGGGTGAACCATCGGCTTTGACAGGGGGTGTGAAGGGATTGTTTAGTCCGTTCGAGGCACTGCCCCTGGCGTTCCCGGCGCTGCCGGATGCCTGATTTGCCTTGACTATAGATTTATAGTCGGCGTTGTCAACAAATTCTTTTGCGAGATCGTCAAGCGTCAAAGCCGAGACTTTGCCGTCTTTGTCGAGCACGCGCACTGTCTTGCCGTCGCGGGGATCGAGATCGAGCCGAGCCGCGATTTCCTTGCTGACAAGCTTCGGCGCAATGAAGTGCTTGTTTGCGATCTCGGTTGCTGCGAAACCAACGTGGCGGTCGCGGCGTTCGCCGGTCAATGCCGTGTTAGTGTCAGCAATGATCTTGTCCTTGGCGGCAAGCTGCGTCTTGTAGGATGTTTCAAGCGATGTGAAATCGCCGTTCGCAGCCTTCATAGTGGCGTTTTCTGCCTTCAGCGCAGTGTTCTCAGTCTTCAGTTCGTCGGCGCGGCGCTTCTCGCCATCACGAGCGTTGATAAGCTCTTTGGCGTCGTCCACTTCAAGAACGTAATCGTTGCCGTTCTTCGTGTATTCGGCCTTAACCACGTCAGGCAGGGCATTGAACGTGGCTTCATCTATCTTACGCTTAAGCATTTGATAGGCTCCTAATTGTCAGGGGTTTCGGTTTCCATTAACGATATCTTGCCTTTGAATTCTTCAGGCGTCAATCGCTTATCGTTCCTAAAGGCGGCGTAGTCAGCCGAGTTAGTCGAGCCGTCCTTGAACGCCTTGGCTTCTGCTGGTGTGAACACATCAGCTAGAACATCTTCCGGCTGCGATTGCAACCACGAATAATAATTTGACCCGGCCTCATTCGCAACGGAACCATCTATGCCCACAATGATTGAGCGGCAACCGATGTGCGCAGGCGGAATAGGGCCTTCCCCGTAGGTGTAGATATTAAGGTGACGCGACTTACAGATAGAAGTCGTCACGCTGTCAATGGTGGAAATCCATTGGTATTGATCAAAGAATATCGAGCCGATTTGCTCATTCAACCAATTGCTGGCACTAGCGCCAAGGGTCCGCACGACGGCTTTACCTTGATTGCCAATCTTGTTAATCATGCCGTCTTTGTAGTTAACCTTGGGATCACCCTTGATACGTTTAGTGATGTCGGCAAGTGACATCTTTTCAGCGTAAGCCTGCTTAACAAGCTTGGTCGTTTGAGATAGTATCGAGCGACCAAAGTCCTTAATAAGGGTCAATGGTTCTTGCCCGGTCCCTGGCATAACTGCCTTAGCATACTTGACCCATAGCTTGTTGTTCGAAACAGCCGAGCCCGAATAGAGCTTATCGCGTATCAGCCATTCACCCTTCTGCTTATCAAACAGCAGCTTGGCCGGGTTAATGACTTTGCCGACTTCAGCCACCTTAATGTAGTTGGCTGCTGTCACGTCAACAGAGACGCCGAACATGTTGAACAGGTCTTTGACAATCTCGCCATTGTGGGCAGTAATCGCGTTACCGAACGTGGCGTTAATCGTTGTAACGAGTTTGGTCAATGCGCTCTTGCTTACGGCAACTGTGAAGTCAATGCCGCTATCGACGATCAAACCAATGAGCAAAAGCAATAGGGCTTTCGTCCGCTCGTCTTCGCGGTCGGCTTCGTACTCTTTCAGATACTCGTAGTAGATTGCCTGTCTTAGGCTGACATCAAGCTGACTTAGCATTAGTCACCCAATGTCTTAACGGCGGCTGGTGAGCTACCAGGGTCAGGCGCGGCGACGGGAAGGCCAACGGTCGGCGGGATTGGGTTTCCGTTCGCATCGAAGCCGCCTGCCCCTGCTACGCCCGGTCCATCGCCGTTGCCTGCATCCATTTTGATTTCCGCGCGGGCCTTTTCATCGTCGAGCGAAGCCAAGCCACCCTTGCGCAGTGCCGAACGCATTTCAGTCCACGAGATGGCTTCAGACACCCAAGCCTTGATAACCTCGTCACGGGACAAGGCGTCTGCAAAGGAGATGCTGAATTCCTTGTTCAGCTCAAACTTGATGTCGTCATCTGGCACACCAACGAAGCGGGCCGCGTAACTCAATGCCCATTCAAAGGCAATCGAGACGTTGACGGCAACAGCAGCCAACACAGACATTTCCGACGCGACTTCAATCGAGGCTTCCGACGCCGTGCGCTGAACAGTTGTTTGCTCGACAAGCTTTGCGCCTAGCGCAACCATTTGCCGCTCTTTCATCTCCATAGCTTCTTTGGCCATCGTCTGTTGCGTGACTTCAAGCAATTTGGCGTCTGCACCAACCGGCAATGGAATAGCCGCACGCGAGCCTAGCGCGATACCAGTTGAATAGTATCGAGCAACCCAATCTTCAGTCAAACCAATCAGGACTGGCGTAGGTTGCCCACAAAGAAAGACGGCTTCCTCGTAGTCGGCGCTATTGCGGTAATGCGCCAAGTTAATGTCAGCCATATCGAACATCGGCGGATAATCAATCTTTGCTGTGTTTGTTTCCGCGCCGACGAATGTAAACGGTATGGTATCAAAGGGCTTGCCATTTGCATCCAATGGTGTATTGATAGGCGCAACATTGCCTTGCTCGTCAACAGAGACACGGCCCGTTACGTCTTTGTACAGCTCGACCGTATAGATATTGTCGTCGCCAAGACGAAGAATGCGCCATTGCCTACCCTTGCGGATATCGAATGTCAGCGCAGGCATGTCGTATTCCTCTTCAAGCACGACCAAACAAAGCTTGTAGAGAGCGCCGACTTTCTTGTGACGCCAATTCAATATCTTAAGCGGATGATAGTAACGAATGATTGGCCTTACGCCGTTCTCGACATCATCAACAGAAGCGCCGACGCCTTTGGTATCAGGGTAATCAACGAACAAACCAGAGCGACCCATTGAAAGGACCAAGCTAGCGACGGCTTTAGCCATCTGCGTAATACCAACGCCCTCGCCTGTCGTATCCTCGATAATGTCTTCCATCGCAGGCGGCACTTGAATAAGCGGGTCCGTATCAAACATCTCGCCAATAAAGCCGCTAAGCGTGCGGCGTGTGACGCCATAGAAGACGGCTCGTGTCTTGTACGCCAGATAACGTTTCAGGTTGTCCGGTCCAACGTCCTGCGGATTGGGAATAGGCAGGTAGCGCGCGGCTCGATACTTGACTTGAATGGAACCGGCTAGGCAGTCGTCAAGTAGTTCGTACATGAGACGCATATTGCGCAGCTCTTGGCGCATATACGAGCTGTCATTACCAATGATGGAAAGAGCCATGCTTGTGTTCCTTTACGACCCGAAATTGACTTTGATAATCTTGGCCGTACGGTCGCCAGACGAGAGAACGACATAGCGTATTTCGTCGTACGGATGATCTTCCACACCTGTTTTCTGAACATCGTCAGGCTCTTTCGGGTCGCGGGGAAGACCGGGCAAAATTGCGATCGATGCGAGGCAGCAATTCATAAACATGATACCAGGGCCTTCACCCTTGGTAGTTGCTTCTAACCTATCCCGCAACATTTGCAAGCCGACTTTGCGGGAACCTGCGGATTTATCACTCTGCGTCCACGTGATACCGTTGTCTGCCATCTTCTTTTCAATGGTGTCAGTATCGCTTTCGTTGACGTTCCTAATCTGATTGTCGGCGGGACCGGCCATGATATCGCCCTTGATCCAACCACCTGCTTTGAACGCAGCTTCGTATTCCTTAATCTCTAGGGCAATGCGCGTGGCAGACCACTTTACGCCCTTGTTCGTCCCCGTAGCCTTCCCGTCAATCGTTCCGTAACGTTCAAAGAAACGAATGAGCGTGCCGCGTTCGGGGCATATCGTGCGCTGGTTCCCGTGGGCATCGATATAGCGGACTTCCTCGCCATTCGCCTCAGTCCACCAGCCAATCGAGAATGGATGTGTAGAACCCCAATCGAATGACCTGAACAAACGCCAACTCTGAGGTATTGGAAAGCGGTCGATAACGTGGTGTGATTTACGCCACACGTCAGCCAAAGCGCCGCCTGCGTTAATGTCCCAATCACCATCAAGCCATGCTTTACGCTCGTCTTCATCAG